GCTACCAAATCGGTAACTTCAGCATTGTTTCTGTAGCTTTCCAGCAGAGCGACAAATTTGCCACCTGCACCTGCCACTGTGACCACATCAACACTTGTCAGCGGGTCTTCGACCAGCGACTCGATGATTGGTCCTTGTCTACCCTCTGCCTCGCCCATGTAGCTGTTGCCCATGGCGTGAATTGACAGACCAATGTCATCTGCCATTTCTTTTATAATCGGCGCATAGTGTGAGTAGAATTCAACGTCAGCATACAAAGCTCCTTCTTTGAAGTATGAGTTGCTGACAAGCTTTCCTGCTAGTTGGTGAACATCCCTCTCTGGTCGATCAGTGGACTCAGTAGCACTTGGGTGGTTCATGAAGACCTTAGTTCCCTCTTTGAAAACCTGAGGTCCATAGTTGCGGAGCATGTCTGCTGGGTAGTATCCTGAGGATCCCCAGCCGGATTCGATAACCTTGACACGCCATTTATTTTTAGAGTCGGCAGTATAAAGCCGTGCTGACTCGTTCAGCTTTGTGGTCATATCACTCCATAACAGAATTATCTAATAGAAATGATATCACAATGGCTTTTCTAGGCGATTGGATCATTATCGGCATCACGCAAGTCATTAGCCTGATCCTGCATAGAACCTACTGCTCCAGACTGACCTTGAGCTGGAATTGGACTACCGTCATCATCACCTGTGTATGGGTCATCATCACGAGGCGGTGCAGTGTCGTGCATCTTAGGCACATCCAAAGTCTCGATAACTGCAGCACGGTATTCGTCATCCCAGATGGCGTTTGTCTCACGAGCAAGTGCAAGAGCCTGCATTAGTCGCTGTGATGGCTCAACCTCGATCTTTGGCCATGCCACATCCTGAGTAGGTGCACCCATCCAGCGCAAAACTCTCTGGTAGAACTGAGTCCAGACTGCCTGACGGGATTCCATTGACTTCAAGGTTGGAATATCCAGTGTCGCTGCTGTTCCGTAAGATCCACCGCTACCGGGGTTACTCAAAAGGGTAATCACAGAAACCTCAAGTGCCGAGGCAACCATCGCAGCAAGTGGACGACCAGTTTCTAGATCGACACTGTTTGAGCGAGGCAGGCTTGATAGCTCCATGCCGTCACCGGTTACTGCAGTTGAACCTGCGGTTGAGGGAGTAGCCACACTAGCGGCAGCTGCAGTCGCACCAGCTTTAGTCTTTGTGCGTAGTTGCCACGCAAACATAGCTAGGGACTTCAAAAGGCGTGAACCGTCTTTGAGGTACTCGTTGTAGGCATGTGCCCATGGGAGTGCTGGTAATGCGTCTGGAACTCCCCAGATTCGACCCGCACGACGATTCACACGACTGTAGAACATTGTTTTGCTTGGATCAACAGGCTGGTTCTGGATTGTGCGTGCAAACCTGCCTCTTGGCTGGTAAGTGTCAACTGGGTACCATACATCCTTAGCGATCAAGCTCTGCTGGTTTGTAGGAAAGTCCATGTCGGTCTGGTTCCAAGTCCTGCGGATGTAGCGAATACGCTCACCATCATCAGGGTCGGTAACAGCACCTGTGATCTCATCAAATGGAATTCTTTGCAATTCTTTGGTTTGGTTGTCTGCAAGGATAAAGAACTGACCGTCGGTAAAGTGGCTACGCTCGTTGATCATCTGTGCTTCTGAGCTAAACAGTACATCTTGGTTCTGTGGGTTCTCAATTAGTCGCTTGATACGAGGTGGCTGATCGCCAAAGCTCACTCCACGACCAAAGATGTAGCTGGTACGCATTGCAGAGCCACGCTTTAGAATTGGGTTACCTTCTGTGACCTCACGGATCTTAGAAGCTGCTACTCGCAATTCGGTCAGTGTAAAACCGCTTTGTCCAAAGTGTGTGCCTAGTGGATTCCAACCATCGTCATCAAACTGAATGATTGCTTGAGCCATCGAAGCGTAAGATTCTCTAAGCAGTTCATTTTCTGCCGTCATCGCCTCAAATTGCTTTAAAAAGTCATTTTTGTCCATAAAATGGATTCTACCACGTCCAGTTTGTATAAAAAGGGTCTGAATTTGTTAAAAATTCGGGATCAGAGTAAACTTTGTCCCCCGGTTTCATGTCACCATATGGCGATGCGATCAAGTGATCTAGGTTCACAGTCGCATAAACAGCAGCATCCAACTGGTCAGGGGACTTGACTCCACGAGATCGCATGTCATCTTTGCTCTCGATCTGGATTGACCCAAGCTGGGAAAACTTATACCTGAGCATCATCATCTCGTCAAATAGCTCTTTGTCGTCTGGATCAACATCTATCTTGCCGTTTAGCATTTGCTCACGCATCGAATCAAAGTTATACGCCCTAGCGTTGTAGTAACGTGACTTATCGGGGCTGGCAGCAGATCCCATCATTGAGATTACTGTATATTTTCCTTCCGCCAGTACAGCGAGCTGGTCAATAACCGGACCTCCAAGACCCGCACCATCAACACGAACTTGAGACGCTCCCGTCTCGATAGCTGCTTGGTGGACCCTGTTCGCCGACTCAACCGAGGTTGCTTTGCTCCATTTGGCATAACGCCTTAGCCTTCCGTTGTTATTTAGATAGATAACACTGTCGTCTTCACCAAAGCGTGCCAAGTCGACTCCAAGCACTGTCATAGCCTCTGTGTCTTCTTCGATCTCGGTGTCTAGACCTTTATCAATTGCTTGCTGGCTAAAAAACGCTGTATCGTCTTCGTCTGGGAACTCGCCGAGTACCTTTGACTTGAATCTGGCTGAGTCTTCGCCCCAAGCAATTTTCTGCCTGTCAACCCAAGTGGGCTGGATCAGTAGTGGCTTAACATCCTCCGGGACCCACTCGCCAGTGAAATTAGGGCTATCATAGGCAGATATCTTAATTTTATTCCACGTTTCATCTTCCCTGAAAATCCTGTGGAACTCGGTGCCTCGACGGTCCGGATTACCAATGGCAAGTACCCTCGAGTCCGCAGACGTCGTAACAGCCTCAGCTGCTGTATAAAGGTCGGGAGGGATACCCCCAGCCTCATCCAGAATGACAAATACAAAGCGTCTGTGGATTCCTTGGAACGCAGAAACAATATCCGTATCTGAGGGCCTCCGCCCAAATCCAAGGAGTGTTCCGAACTCGTCATTTAGTTTCCATTCTTCAGACTGGTTGATATGACCGGGGAGCGGATACCCTCTAAGCTTCGCTGCCTTGTGGTTATCCTTTAGTTCCCTAAATAATACACGAGCAATCTGTGGATAGGTCGGTGCCGAGGCAATCAGGGCTACTTCATAAGGATCATTTGTAGCGACCCACCAAGCCCCCAAGATACCTGCAGTCGCAGACTTACCGGCTCCGTTACAAGAAACCACAGCTGTGTGCGTATTATCTACAATCGAGCCAGCGATCTCAGCCTGCTTTGACCACATGTGTTTTCCGAGAACATCACTAGCCCAAGCGACGGGATCTTGTTTATAAATAGAGTTTTTGCTCCTGCGTCGCATTTCTGCAAGAGCACCATCAATTGCTGATTCAATCATTTATCAGTCGAGTAAAACCCGCCCCCATTGAATGTCACCTGAGGTGTGCCAAACTGCTTAGCCATCTCTTTATGACATTTTTCGCATAAAATCGTCGGCTCGTTCACAAATCCGTGGATAATCTCTTTGACGTTGCCACAGTCACACTTATAGTCATACATCGGCATCATTCAGTCTCCGCTTCCAACTCGCCCTTGGCTCTTACTAAGCCTTCCATGATCAGCTCATCTAGCTCATCTTTGTCAACTTCTGGGTATCTAACCTTCAACTCGCCCTTTGCAAAGTTCAAAGCGGCGTCCATAGCCTTCAGCATAATCCGCTGTTGGTACTCGCTGAGCTTGATAATGTCCACATCGAGGCGTTCCCTCTCTGAGTCAAGCCTGCGACCAATCTCCTGCAAGACTTTCAGCAGCAACCTAGCCGAGTCTTCGTCACGCATTTCGATTGCACGCTGAGATAGGCTGTCTTTTAGTTCGTTTAGCTCAAACAGCAACAACTGCCGACGTTCGACCTCGTTCCAGATATCTCTGTTTGAGAGCAGCTGCTTTACATGGAGCACAGCTTGTGCGGCTGGGATGCCAGTCAGTGCTTCCATCTCATCGCCAGACTTACCGCTCGCAGCGGCTTTGATCAGGGTTTCATCTAAAAGGGAGACGGCATTTTGTGACATAGGGACATTATACGCTGTCTTTATCGTCGTCAAGTCCTAAGGCATGGAGAATTTTGTCAATTTTGCCTTCTACCTGCTCTAAGTATGCTCCGAGCGAGTAAACCATCTCCAAAACGGTCTTATTGTCTACTTCTGGCTCTTCTGGCGTGTAATCGTCAGTCAATCCTCTTGCCATACCCGTTTTTCCTTAAATTTAATCAAAAAATTTTTTTATTTGGGGTCTTAGCCCTATTTTATGCCGTTTTGAATTGTTTCAAGGGCAACTTGGATCAGCTCAAGTGGCTCAGTGTCCACGCTGGACTCAAAATACTCGATCTGAAGCGGTCCGTCTTCGTCGTTGAGTGACGCACACATGACATTGAAGTCAATGCCGGGGTCCGTCTGCTCAATGCACAGCTCAAGGACCTCGTTATCCATAGTGATGGTACAAATGATCTCGTTCATAGGCAAAAGCTTAGCACGAAATTTGGGGATCGCAAGGCGAATTGCATACGGTATGTATCCCCTACCTATCTCTGTAAATTTCTGGATTTTTTGATTTCTTTCGCCATACCATCGGGCAAGAAAAAACCCGCCATTTCTGGCGGGCTTCTCTGTTTGGCTGGTTATGCTGTGAAGTGCTTTAGTGCCTCGTTGCAGTTGTCGCAAGCTTTCCAAAAACATTCCTCGCCTTCGTGTGCTTTTACTTTGCAGTCTTGCAAGCTGGTACTAAATTGGTGGTGTTCGCACAAAAACGGGTCACTAATTGCCTCGGCGTTGTCGGTTAGCATTTCGTGGCACTTGGCTAGTATCTCGGTGTAGGCTTTGGCTTGTCCAAATTCCAAGCTCGCATTTCTTAACATTGTCCATTTGCTGGTGCTGTCTAGCCCTATGGTCTGGCTCTCATTCAAAAAGTGCCTCGCCATTGTTTCGGCTCGTGTCCTGCCGTTGTCTGCCGTTGCGATTACCTCTCGAATTGTGTCAATGTCCCAATTGTTTAGTTCTTCCATTTTCTTCCCTTTCTTTCTTTGTGCTTCTATTGTATCACTATGTAGTGTAATAGTGCAACCCTATCAGGGCATTATTTGGTAACGGTTTGGTAACGGTCTAGCGTTCCATTATGTCGCTATGTAATCAAATCCCTACTTGGTAGGGTGTTCAGATTATGCCCAAGCCCTGCCCTATGAATAACAAAATCAAAGGCAAGCCCATTGCAAAAATCATTGCTGTTTCTTTTATCCATCTAACCATTGTCCGCCCTCCCTAGATATTCCATCGTGTGGCTACACTCTGGCACACTCTCCGCACAATTGCAAGAACTGAAACTCTTCAAGTGCTTGGGGCAATTCTCTCCAGTTTGAAAAGCGTTATAAATCTCTTCCGCCTCTTCTTCACTATCTGCCGAAATCTCGACTTCTTCACAAACTACTAACGCCCTAAAGTTCTTCACGCTTTCGCCTCCATTGTCTGCAAGATTTCGCCCTTGTCATTGGTTAGCACAATCTCACCAATTGCCCAACTGCTTTTGGTGTCTTTGTGTGCCTTGTCCATAATGTGGCCAATGGCCTCCAGTGTGGCAACATCGTCACGACTTGCCCAAACTGTTTTGGTGTTTGTCTTTCCGTTTAGCTTTGCTTTTAGTGTGTATGGCTTCAACATTGTTTTACCCTTTCTTTATGTTGTAATCAAAAGTTAGCACAACGGGCAAACACTTGTCAAGCATTTTCTAAAAAAAGTTTTTTTCTTTTTCAGCTTGACAATCTCCAAAACCTCCCCTAATGTTTTCAACGGGTCGAGTGCTTGAAACTTCTTCCCCCTTTCTTGTTTCAAGCACTCGACTTTTTTTATGCCTGAGATGGATCACTAAGAAAAAAACCCTGAGATAAAAACCGCTCAAAAAACCAGAGACAAATTCGTGTCGTGGAATGAATTTGTTCCAGACCTAATTCTCTCTCTCTAACTATTAGTAATAATAATATATATATATATAATCTAGGAGAGAGAGGGCTTGTAAAAATCGCCTTTTTGAACCGTATTTGCACAATTCTGCGTACAAATTCGTCTAAATAATCGTATTTGCACCAAATCCCAAAACACTACAACGCTATACATTACATAAAACGCTATTTCAAAATAGTATTTCTGCAGCGAAATAAAATAGTGTATAGTGTTGTAATGTTTTCAAGTTGCGTACAAATTCGTTTATTTGAACGAATTTGCCCAATTACTTGACAACATAATTACAAACCGTTATAGTCAAAACTAGGTACAAAGAAAGGGGCAAAAAATGCCACAACTAAAAGTAAACAACAGAGAATTCAACATTGAATTCGATGGCTCAATGCAGGGGTTCAGAATGAATGCCAGTGAATGGGACGGTTCCAATTGGCAGGATATCGAGTATTTCACTTGGGATATTCAGCGAATTGGGCAGACACAATTCGAGGCTCTATGCGACTTGTCCAGTGAGCTATTCAGAGAGGCAGTTTATGCTGAAGATTTTGCCATAACTCTTGGCGTTGATATCCGTTTCTCTGATGATGTTGATTGCAGAGATTGTGACTATTTCGGAAACTATTCAGAGATGGCAGAAGTAGATGATGAGTATCTCTGCCTAGATTGCGAGGCAAAATAATGAAATCACTACAACCACGACAAACTGAATTCGGCTTAGGCGTATTCGAGGGCTTAGAGATAGTAGCGGTATATAAGCCAAACTATTTGCAGTCACCAGAGGATATTGGTGCTGAACTTGAGCCAATGCAGGTACAAGCGTGGAAACAGAGTTACTGGTGCTATGCAGACTTGACTATCCAAGCCCGTTTCGAGGGAATGATATTAGGTGAGATCGAGAGAGAGAACTTTATCTATGGACAATTTCCAGACCCTGACACTCGGCAATTGCTTGATTTCAGCGAACACAACTTTTGGCAACCGGTGAGAGATGAACTGATTGAAGATAACCAGCACAAACACGCCATATTCGAGGCTAAGGCTTTTTTGAATAGGGCAAAGAAACTAATGGAGGCAAACTAATGAACACACAAGTAACACTGACTGGCTTAGTTGCGACTACGCCTAGACAAACCAATGGACAAACCCGTTTCAGGCTGGTAACAGTCGAGGGCGAGGGAAACGACCACCTAGCTAGTGATGGTTCATCACACAGCACAAATTGGTTCACCATAAAATGCCCTGTTTCAATGGCAGACAATGTTTTACAGTCAATTCAGAAAGGCAACAGGGTAATTCTCACTGGAGATTTGCAAGTCAATGAATGGGACAATGGCGAAATGACTGGCACAACAGTTGAGATAGTCGTGTCTGCAATTGGCTACGACCTAACCTATGGCGTTTCAGAGAACACGAGAATATTCAAAACGGAGGATAACTAATGAAAACAGTGAATGACTTAGTGGCTAAAATGCTTGAGCTTTTTCCCTATTCAAATATTGAAGAAGATAGAAATGGCGAGCTAATTGTATATACAGCCCTAACAGCCGATGAAAGTGAAAATTTGGTTGAGATCGATCAAGACACGCAACTGGAAAACAGTTGGGAATTATGGGAGGAAAGCTAATGCAGATATTAGATATTTGTGATGATTTTGCACCCGATACCCTAGCCCCTGATGAGGGTGATGGATTTGATTACACGCTAATTTGTTCCAGTTGTTTCTGGCACAAAGACGACCATAAGAAAGGATAACTAATGAGTGAATACACGCCAACAACACCTGCAACTGCCGAGGCTTTTGACTATGGCTACGCAAAGGGAATTGAGGACACGCTTTACGACCTACAAGCGATATACCCCGAAATCAAGAACAGCGACCTATGGAAAGAATACATAGAGAAAGGCGTAAGACAATGATAAGCAAAAAGTATGTATTTATTTATAGCTACGACCACGAGTACGACAAGACACCCGTTGTCGAGGTATTTGAAACTGAACTAGACACAGACACCGGTTTGGATCAAGTAGGCACAATGGTTGAGCAACACAAGTTCACAGATAGTGAGTGCCACTGGATTGACAACAGAGAAGGCAGAACATTCTTAGGGCAGTCAAGCTGGTACGAGATATTGACAACAGAGGACAATTGGCAAACCCAATTCCCCGAAACTATTGTGCAGAAGTTAGAAAGTCTGCCAGAGTACGAAAGGTTAGAGATATGAGAACAGTTAGGTTATCTGGCAATGATTTTGCCGAGATAAGGCGAATTGTCGAGTTATATGTTCTTGAATGGGAACTACTAGGCAAAGAGCCACCAGAAGAAGCACAGACACTATATAGAAAGTTGAGAAATCAATGAAGGAGTATCTGGTAGTGATAATGCTTGAGGGAACTTTAGATATGAGCGTATTTGCCGAGAGTAGAGAAGAGGCAGAGGAAATAGCACAGAACACTAAGTTCCACTTGGATCAAGTTCACGAGTGGGACACAACAATAACCATAACCGAGGAGGAATAATGGTTGAGATAGCACAACACTTAGGACACAAAATCTATGTAGCCAGATATGGATATGCAGATAGCACACACCACCACGCAATTGAATGTATGGATTGTATGGAGATAATCATTGACGATGAAGGAGAAGAATAATGCGAGGATATGTTGAAGCACTAGAGAATGCACAAATTAGTAACCCTAACGCTGGCTATGACGAGGTTATGGAGAACTACTACGAGGCGATTGATATCGCCAGAGATAATGCCAAATACGAGCCAGAGGAGGACGACTAATGGGATTAGACCAGAGTTTCTACCTAAGAAAATGGGTTAGCTCGATTGACTGGATCAAGACCAATGGAGGCGACTTAGTTGATAATGATGAATATGACAAGCTCACTTATCACTTTATGCCAGAGGATATTGACAAGCACGCTAGGCACAAGTCTGCACACATTGAAGTCAAGCTAATTGACTTGAGAAAGCTATATCCGCTTGAAGAGTGGTTAGACGCCAATTGTGAGTTTGCAGAGGGCAGAGATGAATTCGAGATCTCGCTGGACGAGTTTGAGAACTTAGCCAAAGCTTGTAGAGAAGTTGTGCAAGCGTCAGAGAGAGGGCTTGAAGATGAATATTTCACAAACCGCTTTTTCAACTATTTCGGAAGTGTGAGAGATTACACCACAAGAGATATTGAGTATTTCGTGGAACAGCTTGACAAGCTTGCCGATTGCATTGACGACACACTGAAGCTAACTAAGAGAGATGGGTTTCACTACGAGATCAGGTATTCGAGGAGCTACTGATGGAATATACATTCTTTACATACAACGAAAATGGCTATGCAGTCGCTGAAGCGTATGTAGGCAATAATCAACCAGTTCACACGCTGAAGCTACCGTTGCAAGAATTTTATGCAGAAGAAGTTGCATATCTACTTGACAACGAGGACTGGATGGACGATGCTGAGAATTATGAACACTATAAAGAGATGAACTGGAATGGTTTCACAGCTGGTGACACACCACCGCTCGTGAAATGGTGGCTTGCAAGCCTCCCCACACCAACAAAGAAACAAAGGAGAGATACGTGGATAGAACCGAGCAAGAGTATGCCCTTATGGAGATGGCTACTTGGATTGATACGGTGGCTAAGACTGAGTTAGAACTTGGGCTGGCTACACACACAGCAAAGATTGCACTCGATCAGGCGATTGACTTTATTGAGAGAAACATTGCTGAAAACCCTGACAGGCACAAAACTGTCGTTCAACTAATGAAAACAAGAATAAAGATTTCGGAGAAACTATATGAATAAGCAAATACTAAACGATGTAATGGTTGAGGTATGGGACGCCGAGAATGGCGTTGATATGTACGATGACGACCTAGACAATGTTGATTTGAGATTGACCGTCTATAAAGCGTATGACAGCAACTACACCGAGGACTATATGAGTATGTATAAGTCAGAACAGTTGGGCGTGGATCAGTTTGCCGAGGCTATGGGCAGAGATATGGAGAGTGCCATTGGGTTTACAGAGTGGATGACTGCACTGTATGCACTAACCCAATACAACTTCCCCAAAGATATTCAGAACTTTATTATCTACACAATTGCCGAACAAGAAGGCGTTACCGTTGGAGAGATTGAGCAGATGATCGCACACGAGAAGAATGAGTTAGCAAAGCTAGGGGTTTGACAATGACACAGTTTTACTTTGACACAGATGGCAACTATGGCGAGGCCGATGACTTGATCATTGCTCACACAGACCAGTTTGATGAAGATGACTGGGCAATGATTGAGCAAGCACCAGCTGACCTAAGAATTCACGTTGTCGAATTGATTCTAAAGACTAAGACAGGCACACAGACAAGGACACTAAAAGGATTATGAGTACCTACGATGTAAAGGTGACCGGTGATCTCAACAAGGTCGGAACATTCCTAGCAGACTTGCTGGAGCGACAGATAACACCTTTGAACCTGAAATACCACAACCTAAAGATTGATGACCTAAAGTGGATGACACTTGAGAATGGCTCATCAGAAACTAACGGGCGAATTCACGTCCACGAGGACAAGATCAAGAGATTGCACTTGACCCAAATAAACACACAATACAGAATAAAAATTACAGCAAAGAAAGTAGAAAACAAATGAACCTAAGCACACAGGCAAAGAACGCATTAGACCGAGTAGTAAACACCCACGTTTCTTATAAAATCGCCAGAGAGGGCTTTGAGCGTGAGTTACAGGCAGAACTACAAGAGAAGCTAAAAGAGTTTGTTGAGCAACGCAACAGGGCTGTGATTATGGCTGATAAGGCTGGAGTGCCGAGAACACAAATTGGCAAGGCAATGGGAACAACCAATTACAGAACTGTGCAAGAGATACTAGAGGAAGCTGCTGACAGCGTGGACTTTGTCGCTGGTGAGAATGATAACTGGGCGATCAATAAGGTCGAGAACGGCTATGAGCTTTCGATTATTGAGCTAGGTGCAGGAGCGGTTAGCGGTACAGCAATTGTGCGTGTCAATGACGGAGAGCTGGAGTTTGTTCAGGGAGATCCGTTTGTAGTGCCACAGGTTTACCGCAACAACATTGCACCTGAGATCATTCAGGCGATTGCTTGATTTTGGCATAGCTTTCTCACTTTTTGGATTACCTTTACTTGCTGTTGCCTATGGATTTATATCTCACTACATAGACAGCAAGAAGTATCCAAAGGTTGAGCAAAAGCAAACAACTGTAAGCAATGACAACCTTTACTTGAAACAGGAGCCATACAACCGTTATGACGGAGGAGATTACAACCACGCTGAAACCCTATGATTATCAGGAGCGTGATATACAAAAGATAATCAACAACGATGGAACTGGGATCATCGCAACACAAGTTGGTGGAGGTAAGACCTTAGTAGCAATTGAAGTTGCCAGAAGACTGAGAACTGAAACCAATATGGTAATTGCACCTAAGGGAACTCACAAAAGAGCTTGGGAGAAAACGATCAAGCGACAGATACCAGAAGCTAAGGTGAAGTATGTAAACAGCACCAAAGCTGGTAAAGAAGCTTGGGATGACTTAGCCAATGAAGTGCCTAGCTGGTACATATTGTCGCCAGAGTATTTTCGCAAGTTCCACTGGGGATCTGTGAAGCCGGACTTTGCAGTGTTTGATGAAGTTCACAGAGCTAGTAACCGCAAAGCTAAGACTTCCACAGCCTTGTCCACGCTAAAGGCTAAGAGCAGACTTGCTATGAGTGGAACAATAGCTGGAAATAAGATAGAAGGTTTCTGGTCTGTGCTTAGGTGGGTCTATCCCGAAATAGCTGGCAGAAGCTTTTGGAAGTGGGTTGATAAGTATTGCATTACTAAGTTTGATCCATTTGCTGGCAAGGTGATTGCTGGTGAGAGAGTTGCAGGAGCAATTGTGGACTCGATCCCTTGCTACATTCGCCATCTAAAGAGGGAGCGTTGTTGCTCATTCCATCCTGAGGGTATGGATGCCGAGCTACCTAGAGTTGTGCAAGAAGAAAGAGTTGTGCAGTTATCTCCAGAGCAGAAGCGTATCTACAAGAAGTTTGAGAAAGACTTGCTTGTGTTCTTGGAAGGTAACCCGATGGTTGCTGAGGTGCCAGTGGCAAGCCGAATTCGACTGAGACAGATAACTCTGGGAGTTCCGACAGTCACCGATGAAGGTGAGGTTACCTTTGCTGAGGATTGCAAGTCATCCAAGTTGGACGAGCTGAAGTCAATTATCGAGGACTCGCCAGATGGTGAGCCAATGCTGATCTTGACTCACTCTCAGAAGTTTGCTGAGGTTACTGCTAAGCGATTAGGCGAGAAAGCGTTTGAGTGGTCTGGTAAGAAGTCTCAGAAGCTGAGAGATGAAGCATTAGAAAAGTTTATTGCTGGCGACTTGCAGTACATAGTTGCAGTGATTAGTGCCATTGGTGAGGGAACTGATGGCCTACAGGAGCGTTGCTCCACCGTAGTTTGGCTAAGCCGAGATGACAACCGATTGCTCAATGAGCAAGCAGCTGGTCGTTTAGATCGTCAAGGTCAGAAATCTTCTGTGACTAGTTTTGACATTATCGCAGAGGACACATATGATGAAGGACAGCTGAGCAAGTTGGTGCTTGACCAGTTGAAGATGAACCAATCACTAAGGAGAGAAGATGAGCAGGATAACTGAATTTGATGAGGCTGAGATACCAGAGATCAGATCAAGAGTGCTAAGTATGGATGAGGCGGCTCACCATTACTACAGTGCATATAAAAGAGGATTAGCAGAAGGCAAGAGAATAGCCAAGCAGGACATTGCAGAGGCTAAAGATCAGCTAAAGAAAGAAGCAGGCAATATGCCCGGACCAGTTTTTATGGGCGTATTGAACTGGCTGAACGCTTTAGAGTCTAAGTACTAATTTTAGATTTTGGTATGTCATTAGATAGTTAAGCTGATATTATATGCCAAACTATTTTGATGGCTCCTAAAATTCGATTAGACGAATCTGCACTATGGAAATCAAGAGATGCTCAACAAAAATGGAGAAAGCTCGTTGAGGAGCAACACAAACTTGATAGCACAAAGTGCCAGATCCTACCAGAGCCATTCACAGACTTCCCACAAATTATTAGCGATGACCACGCTGAAGAGCTGTGTCATAAATGTCCGTTGCTAAAACTATGCTACGACTATGCAGTAGCCAATGATGAGACTTGGGGTATTTGGGGTGGCGTAAATTTCACAGACGCAACACAACATATACAGGAGTAAGATTGTCACTCATACTTGAGGCATTCAAAAAATTACAAGAAGATAAAGAATTAGATTGGACAAAAGAAGCAGCTTGTGCAGAGACAGATCCGGAAGCATTTTTTCCAGAGAATATGTACTTTGCAAAAGAAGCAATAGCAGTGTGTAACAGTTGTCCAGTTATGGATCAATGCTTGAACGAAGCCTTGAGCATGGAAAACCCAGCAGGAGTCTGGGGTGGAGTTGACTTCACAGTTAGAAGTCGTACAAGTGGAAGAAGAATAAATGAAGCAATCAGACTTCGACTCAGCGGACTTAGCCCTAAGGCTGTTGACACAGAGATCAGAAAGAGATCTACAAAAAACCGTTGGGGCTAGTCAGATTGGTGATCCTTGCACTTACCACTTAGCTCAAGCGATGTTGCCTCGTGAAGATGAGGAGCACGAGAGTACTTATTGGCTAGGTGCAAAGATTGGCACTGCCATTCACTACTTGCTTGAGAGTCTTGTTGAGACTGCAGACTTAGATGAATTCCCAGAGCTAAAAGGTGCAAAGGTGGAAGAGAAGATTCACTTAGGCACAATCGAAGGCTACGGGGAAATAAACTCGAAGCCAGACTTAGCACTTGTAGAAGAGAACCACTTGATCGACTGGAAGACAACAAGCAGGGCAAAGAGTAAGAAGTTGCAGTTTGCTTTTGATTATCCAGACAGAGCCGATGCAGACTCTCTCTACACTGTGCAGAAGTACACAGCACAGACTCAGCTTTACGGTTGGGGATTGAATAAAGCAGGGATCCAGATAGACAAGCTAAGCCTTGTGTTCATAAATAGAGATGGCACATCAAGCAAAGATATCTGGGCAACAACATTTGATTATTCCGAAGAGTATGCACTTGCAGTTTGGGAAAGATTTGAAAATATCTGGACTTTGCTACAAGATTATGCAAACATGGAGGATATGGCGAGACACCCAAGTTGCTTCAAGTGTAAATCGAGCAACACGCCGAGTCTCATCATCACGTAAGACAAATACGTGCTAACTTAATACCACACGACACGAGGAGGTTGAATTGTCGGAAACTAAGTTCCCAGCTTTGGCGTTCGCAAAGGCGATCAAAAAAGCGGAACAACTAAACACACCTAAGTCAATTTTGATTTACGGTGACCCAAAGAACGGTAAGACTTGGTTGGCAGCTAGTGCCAGCGAGATTGCCGATCTAAGTCCAGTTCTACTAATTGACGTTGAGGGTGGAGCAAGTGCTATCGCCCGTGACTGGAAAAATGTAGACGTTCTAGCTGTCGATACGCACGAACAGCTAGATATGGCAATCGAGCAGCTAGTGAATGAAGAGCACGGCTACAAGACTGTCATCATTGACACCTTGGGTGTTGCAATGGATAGAGCAGAGAAGGTCTTTGAGCAGAAGCCTGAGAATATCAAAAACACTTTTGGTAAGTGGGGCGATCTCAAAGAGTGGGCTAACGATGCGATTCGTAAGCTACACCACGCACCTTTTATGGCTGTGTTTATTGCACACGCACAAGATGAAAAGGATCAGTCAACAGGCTCAGTAAAGACTGTGCCAATGTTGCCGGGATCAATGCGTAGCACACTACCTGCAATCCCAGACATTATTGGTTATATGACCAGTGAGAGGAATGAGGATAGCATCAAGCGTTCCATCATTTTGCAGGGAAGTGATCGACTTGTATCAGGTAACCGCTTTGGTCTACCAGCCCGTATGCAAGATCCATCGATGAAGAAAATCATCACAACAATTGAGAAGATAGGAGAAGCTAAGAAATGAGTTTCACAATCAATGTACCTGAAGATGCAGGTACCACACAACCACAGAGCGACCTCGGTCCTCTACCAGCAGGTACTTACGCTTGCACAATTTACGATGCAACTGCCGAAGAGGTTCGCTCTGGAGCAAATGCAGGCAAGCCACGTTGGAACGTCCAGTTCCGAGTAACCGAAGGACAGTACGAGAACCGTCGTCTATTCGCTTACATACCACTTTACGTTGCCGGAGACTTCTGGAAGACTCAGGCTTTCTTTACCGCACTTGGCTACGATGTCAAGGGCGAGTTCAAGGTGCCAGACATCAGAGACGTGCAAGGCAAGTCTGTCGATGTAAAGGCAACTGTGAGGGAAGCAAACGGTGACTACCCAGCAGACAACAATGTCGCTGGATTTATTAAGTCAACCTCCTCATCAAGCTCAGAGTCAAAAGATCTCTGGGTAGACTAACGGGCGGTAGGGGTGCGACTACCATATCAACGCACAGCCCCTGACTGGTGTAACAAGCTTTTCTTGGTTTAGTTTGGTTCGATTCCAAACAGGGGCACAAGGAGGATAATGAAAGCCAAAGATTTTTTTGAGAGCATCTTTGAACAGGGCATGGGATATGCAACTGTTGTTACCAAAGATAATAACGGTCAACCGACTGTGCAGAAGTGGTTTAGTTATCCTGAGCAACTCCAAGATATGGTCGAGTATGCTGAGAAGTTTGAAGACCAAGACGTTTACTTTTCCCCAATTCTTTTTGACGACAAGCGTCGAATAAGAGAGAACGCAAAAGCGGTTTCAGTAGTTTACTCAGATGCCGATACCTGCCACCCAGACAACTTTAGATTGCCACCGAGCATCACTGTGCAGACCAGCAATGGCAGATGGCACGCTTATTGGATGCTAGAGAATGTCGGCGATCCACAGAGAGTTGCCCAGCTCAGTAAAAAGATTGCCTACGCACACAAAGATCAAGGCTGTGACTTATCTGGCTGGAATCCAACAAAGCTATTGCGAGTACCCGGAACTAGCAACACAAAGTATGAAATGCCAGAAGAGGTTTGGGCAGAGGCTAGTGGTTTGGTTTATGGGATCTCAGACCTAGAAGCTGTTTATGTAGATGTAGAAGTAGAGGATGTTCCTGTTGCAGTAGAGAGCAAAGATGCTCCAGAAGATGGACCAAAGCTGATCGATGTGCTTGGCAAGATCCCAGCAAGCGGAAACATTATGGAGCTTTACACCGAAACTCCTCCCCCGACTGCGGATATGTCAAAGAGGCTTTGGAGACTGGAGCTAGAGCTATTTAGAGTTGGCTTGACTCGTGAAGAAGTTTATGTAGTTGCCAAGAACGCAAAGTGCAACAAATACCACCACCCAGAGAGACCACGCAGGATGGATCCCGATGGCGATTTGTGGCGTGAGGTTCAAAGGGCAGAGCAAAGCTACCAGATTATTGACGATGAGCCTTTGGAAGAGATCATTGAGCATCGTGAACAGAAAAAGGAAATCTCTTTTCTTGATGAGCAAGAACGTGAACTTGTAAAAGGCACAACTACTTTTGTAGATAAGTATGTTGAATGGACTCGCAAAAAGACTGATGGTGCTGTTGAGTTTCAGATCGCCAGTGCCTTTACTATTTTGTCTGCTGCCTTTTCTGACACGGGTCACGGGACTCCACGCTACGGAAAGCTTGGACTAAACCTTTGGTTTATGGTGCTGGGTGAAACGACTCTTAGTCGTAAGTCAACATCGAGACAGCTTATGTTGCGAGTCTTGAGAGCTTACGAAAGTTATGTCGGATATCAGATTGACATCGGTTCAAACGTAACTGCAGAAGGTTTGGTAAAGCACCTATCTGGTCGAGATGGAATGACTAGCTTGTTCCACCGAGATGAGGTGCAGGGTATGTTCAAAGAGTTTATGACTAAGACTTACATGGCAAACGCTGCAGATCAGTTTACGGAGCTTTACGATGGCTCTGTGCCAGTTGTTATTCGATCAACTGGAGCATCTAGTGGCACAAGTGCTGTGCAGTCAGACAGAGCAGAGACACACTTCCTGATGTACCTTATGGGTATTACCAGCAAGGTCAGCGAGATCTTGACAGTTGATTATTTCCGCTCTGGTTTCTTGGCGAGGTTTCTTTACGCTGTGGCTGATGCTCCACCAAGAACTTTTGAAAAAGAAGCGATAGACCAAGCACCGGAAGAAGAAGTCATTGCAGTGCAAGACTTTGAGATGGATGAGATTGTGCGATCTTTGTATGACGCCAAGTTGTTCTGGGAGAAAAAGGGTGCACCATTCCCAAGACCAGTAAGAATGACTGAAGAAGCACTGGAGCGTTTCAATGCCTTCAAGTGGGACATGGGAACTTGGGTAGAGGGACACCCGAACGAAGAAAGTATTGAGCCATCCAGACAGCGACTTGCATTGTCAATTTGGAAGGTTGCTATCTTGATTGCGATGTATGAAAAGTCCTCTGTGGTCGAGACCAAGCACGTTTTGATTGCGATCAACTATGCAGAAGGATGGTTTGAGTCTTTGGTCAGGATGGCTAATTCGATCAGCGAGTCCGAGTGGCAAAGAGAGCTTGATTCCTTAGAAGCCTTTGTAACCAACAAAGGTGGCAAGGTCAGGTTCGATGAAGCGTTCCGTAGGTTTGGATCTAAGCGTAAGCGTGAATTTGACGAAATGATTGAGTCGCTTAGGTCGCAAGGAAGATTAAGAATGTATGTAGACACAAACAAGACATATTTGGAGACACAATTATGAAACTACAAGAGAAACTAGCAGCGATAGCTTTGGCAATAAACATTCGTGATAACGGATCTTCAATGCAACCAGACAAGCTAAAGGAAAGCCTAAAAGAGCTGAACAAGTATCAGATGTTTTCGATCAGACAGATAGGCAACATTGCAGACAAACCAGCAAGTAGCCTCTACCGCTTTTTGCAAAAAGAGGATAGATATGGCGGAAAGCTAAACCCTGCACACTTAGAAACACTTAGGTCACTGATCTTCCAGAATGATAGGGGAGAGGTTGATTATCACGCAGCTGGCAAGATGGTAAAGGAGGGGACTAGCATTGACACCATTCACAAGTTTACGAATATCCCAAAGTCGACAATCTACAGGAAGTGCAAAGATGTCTAAGTTAGTTTCTGTGGATCCCGGAGTGACTACTGGGGTTTCGTTTATCTCTTACGATGACGACAGCGTTCAGCTTGAAGAGGCATTTCAGATCGGAAATGGTCGAAGAGGCTTTATTGACTTTTTATATCGAGAGATCAAAAACCCTTCTATGGATGTGGAAACCTTTGTGTGCGAAGACTTTATTCTTAGACCCGGAGTGCATGGTGCAAACATTGAGCCAGCTTTTATAATCGGTGCCATGGAAGGGATCCTAGAAAACTACAAAGTCAACATGCAAGAAGCAGGTTTGAAGAAGCTTGTAAACGATGAACGACTAAAGAAAATGGGCATGTTTAAGACCGGTTGGCCTCATGCAAATGATGCAACACGACACGGTATAATTTACTTACGGAATAAAAAACATATGCCAACGTTGTTGAAAGGCTGGGACTAAGTGCCCTACTATATCTCAGAAAATCATCCAGACTGCTCAAACTGGGCTGTCGTGAAGACCGACTATGAATTAGTTGCTTGCCACGACACAAAAGAATCTGCAATCTCACAAATGGTTGCATTGAGCCAAGAAGAAGACCTAGAACCCGGTGGGACTCACCCAAGAGACGAACGCAGTTCAGAGGCAAAGAAGCCTAAGCGTAAGTTCAAGGTCAGCGAAAAGACAAAGATTGCACTTGAGTCTAAAGTAAAAGAACACAACGAGAAAATGCAAAAGGCTGGTAAGCCAGAGCACACTCTTGTGAGCTATAAACAACTTGATCGTGTTTACCGCAGGGGTGCAGAAGCTTATGCAGTTTCTCACCGTCCGGGAGTTAGTCGTGCTGCTTGGGCAATGGCAAGAGTAAATTCTCACCTTTACCTACTTAGAAACGAAAAACCTAAAGATCCAAAATATACAGCAGATAACGATCTTCTAGCAGAGAGTCACCCGATGTCAAACAAGTCAAGCAAACTAAAAGAAGTCATGGACAGAGATTTATACAGCCAGTTGCAAGGTGATGAAAAAGCCTTAGTTGATGCGATGTATGCAATTGTGCAAGAGTATGGTCGCTTTGGTGACGAGGACAGCACAGTTTACGTTAGCTACCAGTCGCCAGCTCAGAACGACAACAAAGATAACGGTATCAAGTGCGGTAACTGCGTGTTCCACTACGAAGCCGAGGATGGACTTGCTTGTTCTGCAGTTAACGCAGAAATCCAAGACGGTGGCTTGTGCCGACTAGCGATGATCCCACCGGGATACTTTCAAGAAACAATCAAGGTTCGTGAAGCCGAGAAGATGTACAAAGTGCCAGAAGGCGTACAAAACGCAGCCAAGAGAGCACAAAAATGGATCGGTGACGGCAAGGCAGGGGATGGATTTACTGATACTGGTCGTCGGCGTGCCTCCCAGCTTGCAAGCGGAGGTTCTGTCAGTCTAGATACTGTCAAGAGAATGAAGTCTTATTTTGCAAGGCACGAAGTCGACAGGAAGGCAACGGGATTTAATTCTGGCGAAGAAGGTTACCCTTCTGCTGGCAGAGTCGCTTGGGATGCATGGGGCGGCGATGCAGGTAGGACTTGGGTAAATCGCCTGAATCTCGAAGATGACTAATGAATATCCTCTTTATAGACATTGAGACCACACCGATGACCGCATACACTTGGGGTCTGTGGCAACAGAATGTCTCACTGAGTCAAATTATTGACTCCACTGAAATGATGTGCTTTGGTGCTCGCTGGTATGGCGAGAAGAAAGTGCACTTCAAATCTATTCACCATCACGGCAAGCAAGAGATGCTTGACTCTGTGCACCAACTACTAGACGAAGCTGATGTAGTTGTTGGATGGAATTCAGCGTCATTTGACAGCAAGCACCTAAAGCGTGAGTTGTTGGAGGCTGGCATGATGCCACCGTCTCCATACAAAGACATGGACTTGATGAGAACAGTAAAGTCTCAGTTTAGGTTTCCAAGCAACAAGCTTGACTACGTAGCACAGAAGCTAGGAGTAGGTGCAAAGGTGCAGCACTCCGGTTTTGAGTTGTGGGTCAAGTGCATGGCTAACGATAAAAAAGCTTGGGCAGAGATGAAGCGTTACCAAATTCAAGATGTGAACTTGTTGATTGATCTTTACGAGAAGCTAAAGCCTTGGATCAAGAATCATCCTAATGTGGCTCTTTATGATGGCCTTGAAGACGGTTGCACTAACTGTGGTTCTATGCATCTGCAGAAGCGTGGAGTAGAGAGAACCTCAAGCTCTAGTTACCAAAGATATCAGTGTCAGAGTTGCGGTAAGTGGTTAAGGGGCACAAGTCTAATAAGTAAGACTGCGAAAAGGTCAATCTAATGTTTGGCTGGTTCAAAAAGCGTGGCAAGAAAAATGAGATGCCAGCTGATCCTTTTGATGGACTAGATGACGCTGGTCCTGAGTTTGTAGTTGAGCAATATTTTGATGAAGAACGTGGCTTGACAATATGGGTTGAGCTTGTGTGCACCTGTGGTTTACCAGTTGCGAGAAAAGGCGAAGATAGCTTTTACTGCCTACACTGCGACGAAGGTTGCGAAGAAGATGCAGCTCGCTGTAAGTACTGTCAATACGCCATGATGGACAGAGAACAAGAGGATGAATTCTGAGCGTTCACGCAGAATATGACAAAAATGTCATAATTTTATTGCACTACAATGCAAAATATGCGTGTTCGCTAATATACATTTTGCAGGGGTTCTACTATACATTCCACAAATGTCCGTCTGAAAGCTCCCTAAATGACCGTCTAGTGTAAAACGGTATTGTTTGGAGCGACAAAATAGTAGCGTAGAGTTGACTTTAGCAAATGTAACTTATAAGTTACAGCTCATAGATGTCTGGGTTCTTTTTGGTTTCTGTCGGAGCCTTCTGAGTAATGATCGAAGTCAAGATAGACAGAAATGCAGCTCCAAGCGATACGCTAAGCATGTTGGCCCAGTTGACTTCAAACAGTCCAACGGTTCCAGTTCCTAAGAAAGCCAAAGCAGCCTGTGCCCAAGTCTTTACGGCACGCTCTCCGGCGTAGTTCAAAAATTCTAAGCTAAATAGTTTCATGGTTCAATGTCCAAATCTTTGTTGATCTTATCATCTATTGTACTACCTGCCACATAAGCAGATACTATTATCGAGAGAAGCGTGACACCACCTGTGATAAGCGTCGTCGCCACTTCAGGGTAAATAAAGAACGCCACTCCACCAAAGACAACCATAAATACAGAAACACGATATGAACCATAAATTAGTCGTCTCCGAAACTTCCAGCGATCTTTGGGATCATCGTCTTTACCAGAGATAAAGAACAATCCATCCCACGCAACCTGCGCGTATTTCTTTAGAGTGGCTTTCCGCAGCATTTGCAGACCTCTCCATCTGGCTTTTTAGCCCAAACCTTGCTCAAAAGGCTCCAGATCGATTCTGACGGCTTTTCTACCTTCTCGGGTGCAACTACCTTAGAAGGCTTCTGTTTTGCCGGCTTAGAGGAATCTGTTAGCTCTTTTTTTTCTTCTTTTTCTTTTTTCCCTTGTAGTTCATGCTTCTCCCATGCTTTTATCTTTTGGTCAATAAATTTCTCAGGATCAAAGGTTTTTGCATATCTTGGGTCTGGAGTCTTGTGAGCTGTGAGATGAACGTGGTCGCCTTTACTGCAGGTTCCGCTATTGCCCTGACGACCTACTGGTTGACCAACTTTAACTTTGTCGCCAACTTTTAGTTTGCTCATGCAAGTTGATCCATCCTCGTGATCTTTGCCATTGCACTCAGTTGTATCGTGCTTGTTGCAGTAAAGATGAGAATAGCCAAAGTAAACAGCATCTTCGTCTGTCTTGATAACTACGTACCAACCGAGGCATTTCGAGTAATCAATCTTTGCAACCTCAGCGTCGCTTACAGCACGAAGTAATTCTTTTTTATTAGGACTTGCGTAATCGCAACCACGATGTGGCGACTTTCGATTCTTTGTTGCGCCAAAACGTGAAGTTATTGTCTTTTTTGGAAGAGGGTGTTGCCATTTGTTCATTTGTTATCCCATCATTTGCATTGTTGCAACAACCGCAGCACCCACACCCGCAGTCAGGGCAGCATACGCAACTTTTTCGATCCATGCTGTTTTCGCTTCCTGTAGTTCTAATTCACGAACTCGCTGTGGCAATTGCTCAATGGCGGTTAGCCTTTGTGATAACTCAATGAGCAAACGCTCGTTCTCCAACTGCTTTTCATAAAGCATGTTCATGGTTACACGAGCATGTGGTTGCTCACTGGTATTACTCACGGGCTACTCCTTAGCTGTAATTGCTTGCTATCCAGTCGATTCTTAAAGCTGAATCTGCGCCCGTTCCGCTTAGTCTGTGCACACGAGCTGTGAAGCCAGTCGTGCTTGGTGCACCTGAGAGAGTTACTACATATCCACTGGCAGAAGCACTGCCCTGAACATTTGCTACAACCACTGGTGTGCCCGTAAGTGTCGCTCCGTAGCTGACAAATACATCAACTGGCGTGATTGTATCACTTGGTCCAGTAAATAGCTCTGATCCAGAAAGCACACCAGCATTGTCGGCTGAGTTAGCCAAGTTTGCAAAGTGAGTTTCAAGAGGTGCAATGTTATCGCTCGAAGTCGGGTAAATTACACCTTTAGTAGTGGTTGCCATGTGACTATTCTACCTCATCATTATCTTGTGACATTGCAGCAATAGTTGCCTTGAGAATTGCTATCTCTCCAGCTTGATTTGCAATCTGCTCTTTTAGTGCTGCTACCACTACGTTAGGGTCAATTTGTTGCGCCATTTTCTAATTCCTTTACTCGTTCGTTTAGTTCCTGCACACTCTTGTGTAAGAACATATATAGCTTGTCATACCTAAGCCCCTTATATTTGTCAACTTCATTTGCAGGTATTACTAGATGCTCACCAAGCCCAATATCTTCAAAGTTTTCCAATATAAAACCAAGAGAAGTTGTTTGTGCCTCTTCGTCGGTTCTCACCGCTTCACGCTTGTAGTTGAACGTAACTGGATTGACGGACATAAAGGCATCTGTGTCAAAAGTAAACTCTGTAATATTCTCTTTAGCCTCAATACTAGAAATGGTTGGATTTCTAAACATTGTGCCCGAGCTATTGATAAACAAGTTTCCGTTGAAGCTTGTAGTCGTATTGTTTGCTACAAAACTGTTTCTTAAGGCTTGTAAATCTTGGTCAACTTGAATAATACCGCAGTCAATCTGGGCAACATCTACAATACCGCCAGAGGTAAAGTCAGAAGCTGAAATGCTTACACCAGATATATTGACACCAGAAATATCGCTTGCGTCTATTGTTCCACCAGAAATCCTGTCAGCGGTAAGAGATCCAGTTGTTATGTTGCTTGCGTTTAAATTTGTAACCGTTATCTCACTTGCATCAATTGTTCCAGCAGTAATTTGATTAGCACTAATTTCACCTGCGTAAACATAGTCGGCGTCAATCTGAGTTGCAGTAACAGAGCCAACAACCAAGTTAGCACCGTCTACTTCATAGTCTCCACCGGGTGTGCCTAGTCCAGTTAGTCCATTGATTGCATCAAGTGCGTCAGACGCAGCTTGTTGCGCATCAGCTGCAGCTTGCTGTGTTTCTAGGAATGTTGCGTCTAGTCTGCGAAAGCTTGCAGCTAACTGATCATCACGAGTTGTATTGTTGACCTCAGCTGACCGGAATGCCGTCTCTAGGTTTGCTACTCGCTTTTGAACTTCTCTAGCCCAAGGTTGCGACTGTGCCGATAAGTAGTTTCTACTAAATGTCATGATGCCTCCATAAGTGGTATCACAGTGAACTCATTGAATTTCATCGCCTGATCTCCGTAAGTTGCTTGATCACCAGCTCTTGCAGTAAACTCTGCAAAGGTCTTGCCGGTCCAGATGTTTGTAAAGTCTGTAAAGTTTGCACAAGCCTCAGCAGTCAAGTCTACCTGTGCATCACTAAAGGTTGCGTTTATGATTCTAAACTTGTTTTGCTCATCATAAAAGATTTGGCCAATGCTTTCACCAAATGATCCGCTTTCAGCAAGAGTAATGTTCATTTGCACATCAGGACCACAAGCTGCTTGAGATGCAGCAACGCCCCTGCAGGAAACATCAAAGTCTTTGTTCATAAAGACATTATCTATTTCGCTACCTTCTTCTTGAGCAATGTACTCAATCGGAGCACCAGACAGAAAAGTCTTGCTCTGAGTTTCAAAGAATACTCCTGTGCCAGTTATGTACAAAGCTGGGTAGTCCTCTTCACCAGAACTTTCAACACCGATCTTATAAGGTCCAAGGGTTACTGTTTGTGGGTCATCTGCAGTTGGCAGCTCTGTTGCAGGAGGTGCGACAATAACAATTTCAATCTCATTTGGATTCTCGGTCAAAGAAACAGTCAAACTGCCGCCTTGAGCTTGCCATTGAGCCGGGAGCACAGGTAAGTCATCGCTACCGACAACAACATACTCGCCAGTTGAACCAGTGTATGGCAAAGTAGAAATAGCAGAAACGTTTACTGGTTGGTTGACAGACTCAAGCGAAGCATTTATTTCAAAGCGTTTGATAACGGTTTCTCCGGGATCAACCTGCATCCTGTCGTCAATGGTTACGTTTTCAGTTGCTCCGCTAAGATCTTGTCTATCTCTTTCGGCAATAACTTGATTCACACCATAGCTTGTGCGATAAACGGTAATCTGCTTGCTTTGCTCTGCTTCTAAGTTTGTGACGTTGACGGTCTTTGAAATAACATCATCGCCAAGAGTTATCTGACGGTTTTTAGCTTCACGAAACTCAAGCTCGTTTTCGTTGATGAACATCTCAAGTCCGATGTTGTCAGTGTCGCTAAGCGAAACAGCAGCACACAAAGCCTTTAGGTTTTCCCACAGGTTGCCCTGCCAGCCGATAAAGTTTACGGGGATTGCATCTAGTGTCGTCTGCAGGCTTGAGCTGATCACTGGAGTGATGTTGACCAAGTTGCAGTAAGTAATGATTGCAGTCCACAAAGTAGAGCCAGATCCGCCATGAGGAGGAGCTGTGACCTCGACATTTAGTCGACCCTGAATTGTGTTGCCTGTCACAGAAACTACATCGTCGACAATGCTGACATCTCTGCCGATAAACTCTACCGCACCGTATCTGTCATCTTCTAGACGCAAAGTGTTGTTGATCAGTAGCTTGCTGCTTGGGTGAAGATTGCCGGTGACATTGTTCTGCCTAGCACGAATAGCAGTGAAGCTAACCTGCCCAGCACCACCAGTCAAGTCATCTGGTTCAAGTGAGGTGACATCCTCAGTGTAGGAAAACATCATGAGCGAGTTAGGCTCGATAGTTCCGCTTCCAGTAAGGTTTGTAAGTTTGGTAGCCACTAGACCTCCTGCCAAGTGACGCTCATGCCGATTCGACCCTCGCCAATGTTAGCTGAGTAGTACTCAATCTGCGGAGCGGATGCAAACTCCAATCCTGTCGTTCCTCGACCAGAAATAAATCCGCCCGTTGCTGGGAAGTTGCTTCCCTCTAGTAACTGAGCAATCATTCCGCTCACAGTAAAGACTGATGCACCAGTGTCTGGCTTGTAAAGGTAAATCTCGACCTTAGAGTAAACATCTCCAGAAACGGCTACGTTTGTGCGGTTACTAGAGGTGACGCCAATTACGTTCGCATCTACTGTTGTTTGTGTGCCATCGGTTCTGGCATAACGCTTGATTCGCACACCGCCATCACCTGACCCAACCTCACCATGCCAACCGAAGTGCAAAGTGTGCCCAGTAGGGATAATAATTGTTAGCTTGTCGGTGCTTTCGATTTCGCCAGTGCCTAGTGAGTACTTAGCTGAAATAGTTGGGTAATCGTTTATGTTGTTTGCTGTGTCTACAAACTCGCTTACTGCAAAGCTTGCAATCTCTGGCCAGTCCTTGCGAGTGATTCCGGGAGCAGCCCAGCTAGGTGGCAACAAGTTAGTTGTTGTTGCGTAAGGATCATTCCAGTAGTAAGGGCCGTCACCATAAACGCCGTCAAAAAAGTCCTTGATGGTCTGTAGGCTGTCTTCCATCTCTGGTGCGTTCATTGGTCCCAGCCAACTAGCATCAAAACGCCTTGAGCTGCCCTGTGAGCGGATTATAGATGTCTTACCTGTAAGTAGCATGTTCTCGACAAAACGACCCGTTGCAGAGGCTTGTAGCCCCGTTTGCGGTGCAGGTATGTAAAGCTGCTTGCTTGCATTGCCAAAATAGACTTTACGCATTAGTTCAATCCTCGCTGTGACAACATCACGTTCCCTGCGTTTGCAGACTGTGCAATCTTACCGTTGTCTGCATACAAGTTTACTGGACGATCTGCAACCTGTCTTAGCAAGGCACGATCTTGTGGCGATAGGTAAACAATGTTGCTTCCGCCGCCTGCTACGCCGTTTGTTGCATTAGAAGGCATTGATGCCATTGGCAGTCTTTGCTGGTTTAGGGCATTCATAAAGTCGACACCGTAGGATCGCACAGCAGATGCTTGAACAACGTACTCGCCGTTAGAAAGCATGGTTGGGATGCTGTCGCTAGTTGGTCCACCGGGACCACGAACTCTGCCGCCGTTTTCCATACTGCCAACGTAACCGCCTGCTGCGAAACGCACAGGAGCTTCCCCAGCTGAAGATCCAGATCCACGTATTTGACCAGTAATTGTTCTGAAGGTTCTGTAATCGACACCGTAAACGGCTTTGTAGAAGTCAGACAAAGAAATAAGTCCTCTGTCAAGACCCATCCTAAATAATCGAACATCGCTACCGTTAATAATTGGTCTTAGCTGTGATGCAACACTCGGAACTTTTGTTTCAATAGTTGTGCGTGCAACAAACCCATTTATAGACTTTAGACTTGCTTCGTACTCGTTCAGTGCTTGTTCAGCGGCACTAATGTTTGAGTCAAACTCAATATCCACTCTTGGATCAACCTTGTCTACAGTTTTTATGAAGCCATCAAAAATGCCCTCGTACTTTTCAAGTTCTTCTCTTGAGTATCCGACTTCAGTTGCTTGAGCCATAAACTCTTCTTTTAGGGACCTTATGTAACCCTCGAGCTCTTCGCCTTCCATGCCTGATTCAATTGCTGCTTGAATTAAATTGCCGTACTCGCCAACCAGCCCGATTAAAGCACTTCTGTTTTCTTTCGCTGCCTCACTAGTTCCCTTTAGGGTCATCTCTGATTCAGCTTGTGCTTCTGCTAAGTTTTCGTTTTCGTCAGCAAGCTTGTTGTCAATTTTTGCAAGCTTTGCACGAATAACCGCAGCTCTTTGCTCGTCACCATAACGCTGAGCAACAGATAGCTGATATTCAAGAACGTCTCTGTCTGCAGTCAGCTCTAGGATTTCAGCATTGGCATCTCTAATGGCTTCTTCGGCTTTTTCTGCGTTTTCTGCAATTTTTTCCCAGCCATCGGCAATGTCATCTTGAACTTCGATCTCGCCAAACTCGATGCCCATAATTCGATCAAAAATGCCACCGATGTCCTTCGAGTAATCAGTTACATCTCTTAGTGCCTTGCCTACGCCCCTAATACTTTCAGCACGATCATCATTTGCTTCAGTGTCTGCTTGACTTCCTGCAGTCAGCGCTTGCACAGCCTCAAATGCGGCTATGTTACCTTCGGTAATTCCATCAATTGCAATAGCCTGTTGCAAGTAAAGGCCAATAGCTCTTCTAGTTGCACCATTTGCATTGGCTTGCTCATCGGCAGTTCTTTTTAGGGCACCTATTTCCACAGCTCTACCAGTGTTCACATCGAACAAAAGAGTTGCGAGTCTTGCATAAAATTGTTGCTGTTGAGTTCCTGCGCCTTGTTGCAAAGCGTCAAGCTGATCTAGAGGTGTTACTTCTAAGAATTCTTGAACTTGCTCACGAAGTGTGTCCAGTGCTCCAGAACCGGGATCCTGCATGGCTGCTTCAATTAAGCTGCCGAAGTCTAAGTCTGAGCTTGTGAGGGTTTCGCCAAGTCGTAGTCCCGCTTCATTTGCAGAATCAAACATCTCTGTAAACTGCTCAGTGTTGACCACAGCTTGACCGATTGCTCTAGCAAAGTTTTCGCCAAGTGCAACCGTGTTGTCGTCAATGGCTTGCGTGGAGTCATCGAATGCATCTTTTACATCACCCTGCGAGTTGACAATCTTACTTGCTGCAGAAGCTGCTCCTGATGAAAGGCTGCTGGTTTTATCTAGCTTTGTGTTGTGCAGGGCAATTGCTTCACCGGACTCACGGAAAGCTTCAGTATCCGCCTTGATAGCATCGCTTAGCGTTCTTGCTCCACCAGCTGCAGCTTCTAGATCTACTTGCGTTCTACCTAGCGAACTAAGAGTCGAGACCAATCCAATCACAGTAATTGCAGCAATTGCAGCACCTAAGATTCCAACAGCTCCAGTCAAGCCTCTTGTGGCGACTGTAGCTTGATTGGTTGCTATGATTTCCGCACGCCTTTCAGCAGTCATGGCTTTAGTTGCAACCATATTGTCTAGCTGCTTCTTTGTATAAAACTCCATTGCTCCAGACGCACTTGTTGTGGCAAACAAGGTTCCACGAATTGCGTTTGTCAATCCAGCTATTGGGTTCATTGCGGTCAGTGCACCTTGACCTGTTTTGATCATTGCAACTTGCAAGGCTAGTATCTGAGCCGTTGCGATCTTTGAGGCAAAAGTGACTCCAGCAAAAATAGCAATAAAAGCAGACAAGCTTGTGACAATTGGGATTACAAATTGTCCAATATCTGTTGCTGCAAAGTTTTCAATCTGATTTACAAAAGCAATTAGCCCTTCGATGATTGGCTTTAAGAATTCTCCAAATCCAGCACCAGCAGTTGCAGCAAGAGCCTCAAAAGCGTTGATAAGCCTTTGAACTTTAGCTTCTAAGTTATCTGCAGTGTCTGCATAAGCTTCCGACAAAGCTGTGCCCTCGGTGTAAGATTCGTTAGCATCACGCAGTGACTTAGTGTAAACATCCATGTTTCCAGAAAGCCTTTGCAAAACGTTGATCTCACGAGTTTCGACAATGCCAAGGTTATCTAGCACAGCGGTAAGATTGTCCACTTCGCTCAAACCGCCAACAAATGCACTAAAGAATTGCTCTGGGTTTGTGCGGAATAGATTTCTGGCAGCCTCTTCAGTTGTGCCCATTACTGAAGCGAACTCGCCGATTTTGTCAGAGCTCCCGTCGACTGCACGCTGGATGTCATTGAACAAACGCAAGATAACACCACGAGCTTGCTCTGGTGGAATCGCCAGTGAGGACAGTGCTGTTGACAAACCGATGATTTGGCTTGCAGAATATCCAGCTGTAGTGGCGGCTCCAGCGATAGACTCTGCCATCTTTAGAATTTCTTTTTCAGTTGCTACAGCATTGAATCCAGCAAAAATAACTGCAGATGCTAGGTTTTCAAACTGATCACTAGGCACATTGGCAAGTGAGCTTAGTCGACCAAACTTTTCTGCAGTGTCATCAATTGTGTTGCCGGTAACAGCTGCGAATGCCGCAATCTGCTCAGTAAAGGCAGCAAGGTCTCCAGTTGCAATACCCATCTGAGCACCAAGCGTTGCAATCTGGCTAATTTCGGCAAAGGTCACAGGGATCTGTGTGCTTAGATCGATTAACGCTTCACGAACTCTTTCAAATTCATCACTGCCAAGGTCTAAAGTTGCAGCTCTTTCAACCGCAGTAAATGCAGACTCATACTCTGCAAAAGAAACAACTGCTTGAGCGCTGGCTCTAGCAACTTGGATTGCTCCTGTTGCAATCTGCCTGTAAAGATTTGCCACGTCGTACAAAGCATAACGACCAGTAATCATCGCCTCTGTTTGATCACGGTTTGCTCTAGCAACTGCAGCAGCGGCTGTTCTTTGTTCTTTTACAAGTCGATTTTGTTCTCTCTGGCTTTGTATAAGCCCGTCCATTGTCGATTCTTGTTTCCGCAATGGGCCAAAGGCAAGCTTGCCTTCTTGCACATACTTTTGCTGAAGAGCAACTCGTTTTTGCTCTTGTATAACTTGCTTTTTAGTTTCGGCAGCTATACGGTTCTTCTGCTGTATTACCTGCCTTTGAACTGAAGCTTGTTCTTTTTGCTGCCTTAGAATCTTTGCTTCTTGATTGGCAGGTAAGTTTTCTGGACCCAGCAAGGCCCTCTTTGGCTTTATAGCCGCTTGAGCTTGTTTTTGACCTTGAAGCCTAGCTTGGTTTTCCTGCTTGATGTTCTCCATTTCTTTACGATGGAGTGCTTCGAGAGCTTGCTCAGCTTGTTGTTGTGTGCCCTTTTGTTCTTTACGCTTTTTGCTCTCTGCAGACTTAGCGCCAGATGCACCTTCTACAGCTTTTTGACTTTTAGTCAGTTCCTGCAGTGCTTGATTGGCTTGTTCAACCTGCTGGATAAACTGACGAGCGTCCGCTGTGATTTTTGCGTGGAAACTCGCATTAGCCATATTACCGCCTAAGGATACAGATTACTAGGTCTATTCTACCGCATCGCCCTGTGCTAAATTCTCGTAGAACGAACGACGACTGGGCATGTCAGAGTCGTCATAAGTGTAAGCCAGCACATACGGGTACTCTCCGTAACGCTTTTTCTTACTCTTGGACTTCTCTTCTTTTTCGTTCCACTTGTCAAGTTCCGCTTTAGCAAAGCACTTTGCAGTCTTTACCTTGAACCCGACATTGCTTGCTTCTTCGTTGCGACAGATCCAAATCGGATTACCGCATTCGTTACAGGTTTCATCCTGCAATATCTGGTAAGCCTCTAGTAATAAAAAGTCAAACTCGTTCCAAGGCTCACTTGGCTGTTCATGAAAAAGCATTGAGCAGGGCCTAACGTTGGCACTAATCGCAGCTTTGATCTTTACAACGTAGCCACGATTACCCGGCCACGTTAGGACTTCGGTAAAAAACCTGCGTCTGTCAGCCCCTTAAAGTAGCCAGTTGCCAAAGTTAGCTTCTGCATTGTTGACACTAGCAAGCCCCATGAGTCACCGGGCAAGTTGTTTCGCACAGTCAGCATGTCTTCGTACTCGTAGTGTGACTCGTCGACATTGCCATCTGCGTCTGTGACTCGCACAACGTTAGATGCAACCAGTGAAGTGACGTAGAACTTGAACCAGTCTGACCCATATTCTTCGTCATCTGACTTTGGCTTCTTGTAAAGCTGATCAGCTTTCTCTGTGATTCGCTCTACTTCGCCTTGACCAATTCCACGCATGTGGAAGGTCAGCTTTGACTTCTGCACACGGGTAGCAAGCTCATTAGCTCTGGACTCTAGCTTTTTGTACTCTTCACCAGCTTCAGTCATTTCATTCATCTGATCTTCGATTTCGATCAGCTCAAATGCTGCTTCAGCATCAGTGTAGACAGTTACGTCCTTAGTTGGGTAGCCTCTGCCTTTGATTACTTCAGCGAGATTGAATGTGCTTTGCTTCTGTGCATCCTTGACCATCTCAAGGGTTTCTTCAGTGAGTTTTTCTTCGCTCATTATCTTTTGCCGTTCTCACCCGTTACTTAGAAGCCCCAGCTAGGCGAACGGGCGCAAAACCTAGCTGGGGCCGTCTATAGTTACGCTACTGTGTCTACCTGCACGTTGACTTTACCCTGAGGTGCGAAGTTCACCATGAACTTTACGCTGTCTTCACCCTCGGTGTCATCCATGAAAGCGTCAGCAATGAACTTGAATGCTGATACTGTCTGGGTTGCAGCTAGTGCTGTAGTTGCTGGAACGTTGCATCGCATAACCAAGAATCCGTTTGGACGGGTTCCATCGGTCGATGCCTTGAACGCCTCGTAAGCCTCGTAGTAAGCACCAGTTGATTCTGATGTGATACCACGGAACATTGTTAGGTTTCCAGTAAACTGTGCGAATCCACGGCTCTCAACCTGAGTGGTGTCTAGGATGGAGCGGTCTTCGATACGGTTTGAATCCTGTGAACCCAAGTCGAATCCGTCGAAAGCAATTGCTTCGGTCAAATCAACTGATCCAGTTGCCTCGATGTCTGCAACCTTTGGAGCTGCTAGGAAGTCATCTTCGGTTCCGGTTACGTTGTCTAGTGGGACCCAGTAAACCTTGATCTTACCGTTTGAGGTTGACTTGGTTCCGACAATGCTCTTTAGCTCTGGACCAGATCCAGCGGTTCCTGCAGGCACTGCATAGTTGATTGTAATTTTTCCTGTGACCAAGAAACGTGCACCAAGGCGGATCATTTCTCCATCGCCAACAATGTCGATTGGGAAGTCAGTGCGAACACCGTAAACGCTGATCTCCTGACCTTCTGCGAAGGCTGCATCGTGTGCATAACCAATACGCTTGATTAGGAAGTACTCAACGTCTGCAGCCTTGAACAAGTCGTATGCCTTGTTGTAAACAGAATCTGCAGCTAGGTTCTCGTCACGGAAGCAGTCCATGGAAGCTTCGTAGTTGAAGTAGGTTGGTGTCTGAACATCAGCGTTATCAACAATGGCGAGTGAGTCGTCAGAGTCTGATTCGGTCTGGTTCAGTGTGTAGTCGTCGGTAACGGCTGGCGAAATGTTGAACACCTTAGTGGCATCCGTCAACTCTTCAAGCGTTGGTGCGCTCCAGTCGGCGAAAGCATCGGCAGTAGCAACATAAATGCCAACGTTAGGGCGAAGCATCTTAGTAGCCATTTATTTATTCCTCGTTAGTTTCGATATCGATTTCTGGAGCAGGCTGCTCCTCTTCTGTTTTTTCAGTCGCAAAGTACGACTTTTTTTCTTTCTTCGGAGCAGCCGAAGAAACTTTATTTAGCTCAACTAGATCGCCGCCAAGAACGGGGTGACCTACATAATGCTCTGGAACATTTACAATTTTGCCAGTTCTAATGTTCTTCACAAGAGGCATTTGAGTCCTTTCAATACTACATATTATGATATCACAGTGTTTACTGCGAAAGTAAAGCCAACCTCGCTTGCATAGCGAACTGGACGTGATCCAGTGTCGGGCACAATATAAGGTTTTCCGGTTGTTTCTGGGAACAAAGTACCAGCGTCTGTTGGCTGGAATCCTGTAAGCTTATCGACCACCAGATCAGCCACCTGACGAACTGTGCGTTCATTTGGACCCATGCACACACACTCAACGTAACTACGTCCTAGATCCTCTCTAGGGCCAGTCAGACCACGTTCTGTCGAAGGCTGGATGAAGCCAGCGTAGCGAATGATAATGTAGGGCAACATAACGCCGTCAGGACTGTAATTTAGGCTAGAGTCTTCGGGCACACCGTTATCATAAACATCTTGATTCAGCTCACGAAGTTTGGTCGTAATTTGATCCTGAATCGGAAGCATAGACAATGCCATTGGTAATCCTCAATTCTGCTTAGTAACTATTGTACTTTGAATCCGTACTTAACCATCTGACTGCGAAGTCTGGCAACCATTTGCTCTTTAGACTTCTTGTAGCTGTTCATAGCTGGAGTTGGACCTTTGACACCGTTATCTGGCTGGTAGCTACCTATTTCTTGTTCCATAAAATACTCTGGTCCGTTCAGCGGCAAACCATAGCTACCTTGTACAACTCCAAAGCTTATTTGCTTAGCAGGTTCGGAGTTTACCGAGTTGAGCATATTGCCACTGTCAACACGAGCACCAAACTCATTGCCACGCTGTTCGTTGATGTTTACATGCCACTTAGATCCAGTTGGACTGCCTTTTAGGATAGCTTCATTCTTTACAGCCTCTGCGCCAGCCTTGGAAGCCTCTGTGACGGCATCTGCAACTTTCTTGACACCTTCATCGGCATGTTTACGCATAATGCGATTTACGCCTTTGTGGTTTATGTTCCAGTTGACTTTAGGGCTATAAGACACGCTTTGCCTCCAAGTCAACCTCGCACAGAAGCATCTTGCCCCAAGGGTTAGAAGTTGAAATGGAGCTGCGCACAGTAAGAATATAGTTTTCTAAGGTTTCGTCATAAGGCGAGTCAGTTACAAAAATCTGGTGGTTAGGACGAATGTCTGGCATTGTGCCTTCTGATCCAGTCAATGTGTTGCCACGCATGTCAATGTGAACCTCTAGCTCTTGCAAGTTAGTTGGGTTATTGTCATTAGCTTGACGAGTAGAAGACCGGACTGCTTGAAGGCGGGCTTTGCCCTGCCACAGCACAGTACGTGCTGAAGTAAAAGTGTTAGTAGCGGCGTCGTAAGAACCGTCAGTAATTTCTGGATCATAGATCTCGACGGTAGCCAAATGAAAGCTTGACTCAACGTTATTGTTGTGAGTAAGCCACTTAGGGTGAATAGCAGGTCGAGTGTTTAGAGCCAAGAATTCTCCCAAGACTCAGTGTTGCCGACTACGGTGAATGTATCGTTTGCATCCTCGTATTCGTCTTCAACAGCTTCCTGTCGCAATTGTTTTGCTTGTTCACGCAATTCTGCGCCAAGCTTTGCGCCGTCCGTCTTGAGATCGTATGTGCTAATTACTTTGTTGATTAAAGCTTCGCTGGTAGCGAGAGTTAGTTTAGCCTGTGCCGCAGCACGCTTTACGCTGTTTGAATACAGCGTTGCAAACGCTTGAATCTGTCCATCGCTAAAAATGTACTGCGCTGTGGCAGTAGGGTCTGCTGGATCTTCAAGCTGTTCCACATCTGGGATCAGCAAGCGGATTTGACCTATTACTGTCGAATAGTCTGGGGGAGAAACGTCTGGAGCTGCCATAAGGCTATTCTACCTTACTCGAAGATTTGTGCTTCCCAATCGCCCTGCTCTTCGTTCCATGAATAAATTAGACCATCTTCTGGATATGGCACAGGTGCTGTCCAGCGACAAGTCTCTTCGTCAAGGATCCATGAGTCAAAAGGCTTGGGAGGAATGAAAGCATCACGCTCTTCGTCGTAAGTAAAGCCGATCCCTGCGTAATTTTTGCGGATGTTTCCGTTGTAAGAGGTTCGCTTGCAAGTCTGACCTCTGAAGTTTCCATACCAAGTTTCTGGGTCAAGCCCTTCGATTAGTTCGGTTTCGTCAATGCCAGCGATGACTTCGGTGACAATGTTATTTGCGTCTAAAAATGCGTAGTATGCCATTAGCTAAAGCTCACATTCCCTGTGCCTGCGGTTATTGTTGTGACTTTTTTGCTTCCAACAGTTGTTGTTGAACCAGTCAAACCAGCTGCAAGTGTAATTGTGTAATCAGTTGCATAGCGAAGAATCACAACTCCAGAGCCACCAGCTCCTCCATTGGTGTTGTTTGGAGATGCTCCACCTCCACCTCCAGTGTTTGCAGTTCCATTTTGACCGCTAGTATTTGAGTTGAAGCTTCCTCCATCTCCGCCACCGCCATTTCCGCCAGCTCCTGCTCCAACTCTTCCAGCTCCACCACCTCCGCCTGATCGAAATGTGGCTGAGCCTGTTATAGATGAGGAGATTCCATCTCCTGCATCGCCTGAAACTCCTGAAGCTGCATTTTGACCAACTGTCGATGCTCCACCGCCACCTCCACCTTCTAAATTGTTTGGAGAATCTCCACCATCAAAACCTTGATTTGCAGTCCCAGTGCCTCCATTTGCTGATGTGTTACCACCACCGCCGCCTCCAGAACCTCCATTGAGACCATCGCCAAATCCTTCAGTCTCAGAACCCCCACCGCCACCGCCTGTGGATGTTATCGTTGTAAAAACAGAATTTGAACCGTTGTTCCCTTTTTCGTTTCCAGCGATTGCTCCTCCACCACCAGCTCCAATGGTTACTGTGTAATTTGTGCCTGGGTCTAGTTCAAGGATAGATTCTGCAGAAGCACCACCACCTGAAGATTCTCCTGAAACAGAAGAGCGATAACCACCTGCACCACCTCCACCAGAAGCTCGGTCTCCAGACCGACCACCACCGCCGCCTCCTGCGATGACTAGGTATTCGACATCAATAGTAGGAATAGCTGCAGTAAATGTAAATTCTCTGTCAACAAAGTTGCCACCTTCATCAGTGGCACGAATTGTAAATACATTTACATCGCCATCTGAAGTAGTAGGTGTTCCAGAAATTTCACCAGTGGATCCGTTTAGTGATAATCCACCGGGTAGTGTGCCTGATTGCAGTGAGTAAGAAACAGTCCCATCAGCGTCAGTTGCACTTAGGGTAATGCTTACAGCAGCGCTAGGGTTGTACTCTTGTGCAGCTGCAGTTACCCAGCTTGGGTTTGCACCAGCTGTGATCGAATTAGGCAGCAAGTGAGCACTAGATCCAGTGGGTTCAGCGACACCGGGGTTTACAACTTTGACAGTGTATGGGGAGTCTGTAGCGTCGAGCGCATCTGGTCTAGTTGCAATAAGCTCAGTGCTTGAGTTTCTTGTAAGTGACTTGGCTTCAAGCTGAACATTGTCTTGTCCAGTGAAAAATACCTGCACATCAGCTGCAAAGTTACCGCCAGTAATTGTAGTTGTGTCATCAAGAGTTGGCATTGAGCTAACGCTAACTGAGGTGATAAAAGCACCAGCGGATGCAACATCACCTTTAGAGCTTGGAGAAACTGAAGTTTCGCTGCCACCGGCAACCGTGAAAACAATATTTTCAAAAGTGATCACTTCATTGTCTGCAGCACCAAGCACAACAATTTCGTTTATCGGTGCGTTTGCAGTAAGGGTTACACCGTTTGTGTAGCCAACGTTTGTACCGTCTGTTCCGATTGCGTAGATGTCGTAAGTAGTATCCCCGCTAGAAAATTCAATTGTGTAGTCACCAGCTGGGAAAGTCTGATCAAGAATGTATGTTGTGTTACCAGATGTGCCTACTGTTAGGCTAAACCGATTGACCTGAGTCTTTGCTTCAGGCTTTAGTGATTTGAATCCCATTATGCATTTACCTCAGTACCAAATACGCTAAAGGACAAGTCTGCTGATGAAGCATAAATCTTTATGACATCGCCTGTTGCAGCTGTGATACCAGCTGAGATCTGAGTTGTGTCGCTTGCTGCTACTGTAACGTCATAAGCAATGTAGTGCTGGTTTCCAAAAGTTTCACCAGAAGGCACAACGGCTACACGGAATGTTGCATCAGTAGCTGCCCTGTTAGCAATAAATACGCTTGAGACAACGGCCTCTTTGCTTGCTGGCACAGTGTAAATATCTACGTTAGTGGTAGCAGCTGGTGCTGACTGGCCCAATACTTTGTAACTCAATTTAATCTCCCATCAAGAGCAAAATGTCCGGAATACCTGCTCCGCCTGCTGCGGCTACACCAGATGAAACCCAATAAGATCCGTTCCATGTCCAAGTCTTTTCGCCGACGGTGACCGTCTGGTTCAGTGTCGGTGAGTCTGGAAAGTCGATTGCAGCCATAGTGACTATTCTACACTATTTAGTGATGGCTGCGATCTCTTCGGGTGTCAATCCGAGAGCTGCTAGTTTCTCATGAGCCGCTGTTTTAGCTGCTTCCTGAGCTGCTTGAGCTTCTTCATCAGCGATACGCTGAGCCTCAGCCTCAGCAGCACGAACTTCACGCTCTGCGATCTCTTCATCAGTCAATTCAACGACTGTCTCTCTCTGCCCTTTGGGCTTCGAAAGGTCAACCACAATTTTAGTAGGTCTGTCTGCCATTTTAGTTCCTTACGTTATCTTGTCTTATTATATTCTAGGCTGTCGTTACTGTCCCAGAGCCTCCAGCGGTGACTCCATATAGTGATGCTGTTGAACCTGCTATGAAATTAGTGCCCTTAGCCATTGTGATAGTAATTGAGTTTACAGCGGCTGTATCGCCCCATAATCCAGCAGCAATATCTTGAGATGCGAAACTTACATTATTTTCAGTGACGTTATCAACGCTATAGGCTTTTTCCGTAGGCCGTGTGTAGTTGGATATATACAATTTTTGTGAAGAAAAAGTATTTGCTTGTGTACTAGCTGCTGTCGTAAATCCAGCAAACCCAGGTGGGTTTACAATTGAAAGCACTGAGCTACTATTGCCGAAAAGCCTAACAATTGACAAATTAGAAGTGGATGAGTTAAAACTAATTAAGGAGTCATCATCCGTTCTATTGTTGTCAGTCCTTAGCGACATCAACAACACTAAGTCATCATAATCCTGAGGTATAGAGCTAAAGGTGAAGCTTGCTTGTGAGCTAGTTAGTTCGATTGTTTCGATGTGTTGCATAATTCTTTTCTCTCTTTCGGCTAGCTAGCTATTCCATAGAGGGCGAAGGTTGAGCCTGTAAGAATATTAGAGCCGTTCTGAGTGTCAATGGTTATAGTTGTGACTGCGGCTGTGTTTGCCCAACGATAAGCATAGGCTTCGACTTCATTAGGTGTGTTGGCGTTAGTTCTTTGTAATGCTGTCTTGTGCTTGTCTGTCGCACTGTAATCCATAATCTGCAAGATAGTCAGTGCCTCAGTTGATGATGTATAGCTAGAAGCAATATTAAAAAATGCTGCATTAGAAGTGCCACTTCCACTTCCCGCAGCTGAGCCATTTCCTCGCATAAACACTCTTGAATAGTTACTGCCTGTGTCGTTGTTAAGTCTCCACTGACCATAGTTCCCAGCAGGTTTCCAATTCGCTACAAGCACTAAATCTCTAAAGCTTTGATCTATTGAAGCAAATTCAACAGTAGACACATCAGAGCCTAGTGTGATTGAGGCTATTGCTGTATAGGTAGGAGTTGCCATTTATGCCGCCTTTATTCCATAGAGGGAGAAGCGAGAGCCAGTTGCAAAGTTCGTTCCTCCTCCATTTGCAAATTCAATAGATGTAATTGCATTTGTGCTGTTGTAAAGGCCAGAAGTCAAGGCAATTTGAGGCGAAGTCGGTTCTGAAGTTCCATACAGAGCTCTTGTTGTTGTGTTTTTTGAGGTGCTTGAAAAATCTAAAATGTCTAAAACGCTTGCCCCAAAAGCATCAGTTGGATTTGGGTCATTACTTAGGCCACAAAAAATATTTGCTCTGTTTATGAAATCATCAGAGATAACCGAAGAGCCAGTTCCAAAAAGCCTATGCGTTGCGTAGTTGTTAGCAGTGTCACTATTGAATGTTGCAATTATTGAGTCTGGAGAACTGCCAGAATTTTGTGCAACCATCCTTATCTGCAAGTGCTTATATTCTGTATAAGCTCCTAGTCCTGTAAAGCTAACCGAAGATGCAGAAGATGTTAAGACAGTTGTCTCAAGCAATTCATAAGTACCTGCAACTCCTGCACCGCTAGCAGCTAAGATCCCTAAAGGAAATGGTGACATTAGGCAAGATCTCCTACTAGGTAAGCAGTGCTTGCATCTGCAAAGAAAATACTGGCAGCGGCATATTGTGCAGAAGTGCTTAGCGCACCTCCCTTGCTGTTTATTGTGACACCAGCACCAGCAGCAAATGTAATTGGATCAGCAGCGTCTTGAATAAAGTCAATTCTGTGACCTGCGCTAAAGACTGCATCTGGCACAGTTAGGGTCACTGCGTTTACGGCAATGAGTGTTTTCTGAGCGTCTGTGATGTCTAGCGTGCGAGAGGTTGTCTCAACCCCTACAGTTCTTTGTAGTGGCTCTTTAGAATCTAGCTGTGTCTGAATATCTGATGTAACACCGTCAACGTAGTTAAGCTCTGCAGTAGTTGCGGTCACTCCGTCAAGAAGATTAATTTCAGCAGTAGTAGCGGTTACTCCATCAAGGATGTTTAGCTCGGCAGCAGTAGCTGTAACATCACTAATCTGAGAGGCTGTGATGCTGATTGCTGACTCATCAATACCTACAGTCTGCGTACCTGAATCGTAAGTGATAGGCGCAGTGGCAGTTGCAATACCATCTTCACCCTGCAGGCCACCATATGGTCTAACGCTCCAAGCATCGGCACCATTACCAATCTTAAATTGATCAGTGTCTGTTTCAATTCCAATTTCTCCAACAGCAAGGACTGGATTAGCTGCAGTCCACTCGGCTGCGGTTCCTCGCCTGAGCTGAATGTTTACAGCCATTTATACGCCTCCTGCGTCGATAGGTTCTATTCCAGTATAGTTGGTATCAGGCTCTCCGCCATCAACGTTATTGAAAGCCTGACCGTCAGCTCCAGCTGGTCCTGCTAGCTGAGGTGCGGCTTCTACCCAGAATCCGTCATAGTATATAAATAGGGTACCAGTTTCTGAGTTCCACCATAGCTGTCCAGCTTCCGGAGTAGATGGTGGGGATACGGAAGTGGTAGTGCCGGGTGGCACTTCAAAATCGTCTAGAGTATCAAGTGCAGCCTGAACTGTGTCATCAGCTCCGCTAAGAATCCCATTGAAGTTTGTAGTGTCAACTAAAACTGCGCTTGCTTCGGTAGAGACAACTACAGTTGCTGGCACAGGGATCAAAGTTCTTACAGGATTGCTACCACCGAACTGGAAGTCGTACTCAGCCCCAGCTCCGTCAACTACATTCCCGTAGTATTTGATCACAATTCTGTCAGTTGCTGTAACCGTGCCAAACTGCACAAAAGCACTAGCACTAAATTCTTGGTACTCGTTTAGGTTTGTTGGATTTACTTCACCGCTGTCATCAGAGGTTCCAACTAAAGTCTCAGTTCCGCTTGAGTTTCGCACATAAACTTCAAAATAGAAAGATGCTGACTGATTTGCGTTACCAGCGGTTTTGCGAATGTTTCCAATTGTAGTAACTGTGATTGGATCAACCTGACCCTCAAACAACCCAGCATCAGCTGCTAGGGAAGCAATCAACTGACCATCTGCGTTAATAGCACCAGTTGCAACGTTTACAGCGGTTGTGTCAAAGTCTGGATCCTCAACTGAGCTGACCAATGCGCTGTAACCTGCGATATCACTAGCTGCACTTGTCGCAAACACTGCCAAGTTTGTAGACAGCTGGCTAACATCAGCTTTTGTCAGACTTAATTCATCAAGTGCACCCTTGACCGTAGTCGCAAGTAATTCTGCATCTACATTGTCATAAGTAATCTCAGCGGCAGTTCCGGCACCAGATGCGTACTCAAGCAAGCTCCAAGTAGATGTTCCGTCACCAACTTTAATTTTGGCTGTGTCGGTTTCAAATGCAATTTCACCCGCAGCTAGAACAGGGTTGACAGAATCCCAATTTGCTTGGGTATCCCTACGGATTTTGATTACTGTCTGAGCTGGCATAAAGTTTCCTTATTGTCTTAGGTAATTATATCAGGCTGAGCCGCCGTCAATCTGTACGATTGCGGTCTCGTCAAATCCTATAGTTGTTGTAGCTACATCATATGTGACAGGTGACGTAACTTGCAAGCCATCTAGAGATCCTGTCTCACCTTTAGGGATCTGAAAGTCGAAAATTGCAGCACCTGTAGTACCACTGTTTGTGATCGTCGCTGGTTGATTTGGAGCTACTGTGCTTACGGTTCCGACATTGATCGTTGCAGCGTCTCCTTGAGGTCCCTGAGGGCCTGTGTCGCCCCTTGGGATCGTAAAGTCAAGGATTGCATCACCAGTTGTACCAGAGTTCGTTACAGAGGCGTTTGTGCCTTCTGAGCCGGTAGTGGTCGTGCCTACGTTAATCGTAGCTGCGTCACCCTGTGGACCTGTCGCTCCAGTGTCGCCTTTAGGAATTGTAAAGTCAAACACAGCATCTGCCGTTGTGCCAGAGTTTACAACTGTTGCGTTTGTTCCTTCAGCTCCAGTTGTTGTTGTTCCTGCGGTTACTGTCGCAGCTTCACCTTGTGGGATCTCAAAATTAAAAACAGCGTTTGTTGTATCACCAGAGTTTGTAACTGTAGCTGGATCATTTGGCGTAACTGTGCTGGTTGTTCCAACGGCAATTGTAGCGGCATCACCTTTTGGCACACCAAAGTCAATTGTTTGCGAAGGGGCAGTACCGGTAATGTCAACAGTTGCACTTTGACCAGCGTCAAGAGTTGTAACAGTGCCTACAGTTAGTTCATTAGCTGGTCCAGTTGGTCCGACTAAGTAGTAAGTACCATTTGCATCGGGCACAGGAGTCAAAGTAGTTAGATCAACTGTTTGTCCTGCTGGCAGTGAAAAGCTAAAGCTTGCAATGGGAACTGGAACATCTTGCTGGTCTGTAAGCCTAAACTCAACACTCCAAGTCCAGTTCAATGGGTTTAGGTCAACATCATCAGTTGCAACTAGCCTTACGCCACGCTCACCTGAGTAACCTTCGATGTAACCTTCGTTATCAAGTTGAACTTCGACAGTCTGTGGCACAACGGTGACTGGGTTAGGGGTAGAGGATGCGTTTAAAAGTTTTGATGGTGACGGTGTAAAAAAGATTGAGCCTTTAGCTGGCTGACCGTCGGGAAAGAGATCAACATCATTGCTGTCGGCATACGCAAGTAAGAACTGTCCAACGACAGTTCCGTAATCAACATTGCTAGGTAGGGCCATTATATATCCATTCTATCAGGCAGAGCCACCGTCAATTTCTTCAGCTACGCCCGTTAAAGGCGCATAATCTAGGCCTGACCAAGTTGTTACTCCGTCGCCTAGCTTGACTTTGCCCGTATCTCTTTCAATGCCCATTTCACCTTGTGCCAAAACAGGATCGGCAGAAGTCCAATTAGCTGCTGTGTCATTTCTTAGCTGTATCTGAACTGCCATTAGAACGTACTCGCATTTCCACCCACAAGAGGGTTGACTCCACCATAAACACTATCAGCTCTACCGCCATCGGCATAGCCTACACTTTCTCCAACAAGACTATCAAGCCACTCTGCCTCAGTCCCCGTAAACCCATTAGCCTGTGCAACTTGGTACGCACTTAGTCCAGTTAGACCTTGTGGACCAGTGTCACCTTGCAAACCTCTAGGTCCCTGTGGTCCTTCGGGTCCTACATCACCTTGAATACCTTGTGGACCTTCGGGTCCAATGGGGCCAGTCTCACCTTGGATACCCTGAGGTCCCTGCGGACCAGTTGCACCAGTTTCACCCTGAGGTCCTTGAGGCCCTTGAGGGCCAGCTGGCCCGATTGGTCCAGTTTCGCCCTGAATACCTTGCGGTCCAGTAGGCCCTGTTTCACCCTGAATCCCCTGCGGGCCTTGTGGTCCAGTCTCACCCTGAATACCTTGTTCACCTTGGATTCCCTGTGGACCTTGAGGACCGACTGGTCCAGTTTCCCCTTGTGGCCCCACGGGTCCGTCCGGACCAACGGGGCCTTGGGGACCCTGAATACCTTGAGGGCCTTGCTCGCCTTGCTCACCTTTTAGACCCTGAGGTCCAACCTTGCCACGCTTGCGAGCAATCTTGTCTAAGGCACTGACTTCATCTTCAACCTTTTCTGCCCACTCTCTGGAGCGGATAGGCAAATTGTGGTCAGGCCAAATGATCATAATTACAAGTATACCTTAGCAAATAGAAAAACCGCCTCTGGAGAAACACTCGACAGAGGCGGTTTTATCACACACAACACAAGTAACGTATAAGGAGGACACGCTACGAGATTAGTGTATCACACGAGTTTTTGCAAGCTGTCCAATCTAAACCCTGACCAGCTCGTGTCGCCAGCGACAACCACAGGAGCTTGAGTGTAGCCCATCTCACGGACTTTATCTAAAGCTTCGGTGTTATCGGACATATTGACCTCTGTAAACTCAATCCCATTTTTATTCAAATAACGCTTTGTGGTTTCGCACTGGACGCAAGCTGGGAGAGAGTAAAGAGTGATCATAATATTTCCTTGTCTAAAAAACGGGGCAAAAAATCCCCATCGGGCTGACGGGGATTTGAGTGTATAGCAAGTATAGCAAAAAGCAAAATCGCTTTTGCAAAGCCGAACTTTGCTATATTGTGATGTCTAAATACTATTGGTTTTTCTTAGGTTGCACAGACCGTGTGCCGGTATAAGGTTTTCGATCCTGTCGTCTCCGCCTTTTGATAACGGTACAACGTGATCAAGCTGCAGACCTTGTTCCCAGCCCTCTACGCCAACTCGTCTTGCTGCTTCTAAGTCAATTGGTTCGTTGCAGATGTGGCAGTCAGTGCCGTAAAGCTCCATAACCATTTGCTCGGTATAAGGCTCAGTGCCGTTTTCAAACTTTCTTGCACGACGGCGATTGGCGTGGATCCTTCCAAGTTCTGCGTACTTTTCGGGTTTCTTTTCTCTTGAAGCTCTTACCCTAGAATTCCAAACATCTTTGTTTGCCTGATAATATTTTTTATTTGTTTCTTTGCGTCTATCGGGATGTCTCTCGTTATATGCTTTTGTTTTTTGTCTATTTTTATCTGGGTTTTTTCTAGTCCATTGAGTTGCAGCTGCTTTTTTACAGGGCTTGCACATTGTGTCTAATTTATCCCTTGTTTGTTTATGTGGATAAAACTCAGAAACTGGTTTTTCATTTTCGCATGTTTTGCATTTTTTTACTGTCATCTTACAAGCATAGCATAAAAATAAACCCCTTGGGGTTGCCAAGGGGTTTATTTAGGGGACTAGGGTTTAGGAACCAGCGCCTGTCGACATAATGGTACCAGCAGGAACCAAGAAGCCTCCTGTGGCAATGTGCCTAATGCGCATTTCCCAATCGTCATTATCGAAGCTGCCCTCACGAGCTGGTACTTCGCCTCCGCCGAGGTAGAGTCCACCGTTTGACTTGATGCGCAACTCAGGAGTCTCGTATCCACGAAGGAATCCGAGGCTAACACCTGGGTTCAGTGCCTGTGATGGAACTGGAATCAAGAACCAGTAGTTGCCTGCACCTGAGTTGATGCGGGTTAGCCAGTCGTTTACCACAACGTTGATTGAGGTAGCGATTGGGTTTCCGCTGATGGTGGTCTGAGTCACAGAGTTGATGGTCTGCTCAGTGCGTACTTCCTGAATTGCAAGGATCTTGCGAGCCTGTAGTTCAAGTGAACGTGGTACAACCAATGCGAACTGAGTAATTGGGTTGATCAGTTTGCCGTTGTAGGTCTGACGGTTTACAGCGTCAATTGCATCCTCTAGAGCGTCTAGAGTCAATGCAGGGTTTCCGCTGATTACGTTCTGGTTGGTAGCGTTGAAGTTAGTGGTGTTTACACCGCTTGAGGTGACCAACTGCTTGGTAACTTCCTCGTCTTCCTTACCAGCGGCCTTCTGAGCCATTTCGATAGGTAGACGCTCCAACAGTCCAATCTGACCGTCGTTTACGATTGTCTCCCAGCTGAAGCGAATCCTCTGACCAGCTTTCTTGACCTGTAGGGTCTGCTCGCTGGCATCGAAGAATCCGGCAGTTGGGTACTCGTCGTACTCGCCAACGGTTGGTAGTGAACCATCACGGAAGGTGTCTCCCTGATTGTCCTCACCAGCGTCGGTGTACTGAAGAGTCTGGAAGCGTACGGGACGGAAGTCGTCCATTACCAAACGGGTTGAAAACTCGTTCCAAACTCGTGGCTGGTACTCGTACTCTTCCAAGAGGATTTTGTTTAGGGTAGGCACAAGTAGCTCTGGTAGGTCGCTTGTTGCGATACCTTCCTGAAGCTTTAGCTTGTCCATCCTGTCGCCACGAAGCGCACCTTCGAAAAGCTTGGCTGCTTCAACGTGACGTGAAGTGATGTTCTTAGTCATTCTTTATTCCTTTTCTAACTATGCGCTCTGGATTAGGCGAACGTGCACCTGAGTGGTTCCAAGCTTGGTAACGTGACCAACTACCTTGTCAGTGTCGGTGTCGCTTACCTCAGCAATGATGCCTGTTGTGCCATCTGCTGATCCGTATGCAACATCTCCAACTGCCAAAGCTGAACCATCGGCTTCTGTGAATGCGAATACGCCGTCCATCTTCAAGGTGGCGTAGGTGTTGCCATCCTCACCTGTGACGGCATCGTTCTGGGCTACTCCGACGATCTCGCCAACCTGTACAAAGTCACCACCGGTAACGCTGGTGTGTACTGGGAAGACTAGCTCGCTGCCCTTGGTGTAAATCTCGTTTTCTGACATTTACCTTTCCTTACTTTCTCTTGATGCGTGACACAACTGCGTCAAACTCATCTGCGGTGGTTGAGGTCTGTGCCTCGTGGACAACACCCTTCGTGTCGATTTCTGATGCAGCTACAGACTCTTTGAGTGAGTCTGCGTAAGCTTTCTCGTCTGCAATCAGCTCGTCAACAGTCTTGGCGTTCTGGTCTGACTTCATGGTCTCTGCTACACGCTGTAGCGCAACCTTTGGAAGTCCTGACTCGTTGAACTTCTCTGCAACTTCAACTGGGTCGATGGCTGGAGCTTCATCCTCCACGGCCTCCTCCACAGCTTCAGCTGACTCCTCTACGAGCACAGATACTGACTCTCGCAAAGGAGCTAGAGCGTCAACAAAGGTTTCTTTGAGATCAGCTAGTGCTGCCTCAAACTCTTCCTTAGTAATTGACATTTCTTTTCCTTCCGTATTGGATTCTGCTACCAAATCGGTAACTTCAGCATTGTTTCTGTAGCTTTCCAGCAGAGCGACAAATTTGCCACCTGCACCTGCCACTGTGACCACATCAACACTTGTCAGCGGGTCTTCGACCAGCGACTCGATGATTGGTCCTTGTCTACCCTC